ATGTGCGCTGCACGAAAAAATTTCACTCCTAAAAGCGAAGTCCTTGGCTTCACTTATCCCAAGCTTCACACAGGCAAATCCTGGTACATCGACTTCTATTCCTTCGACCCGGCATCGGGTGTGATGAAGCGGAAGAAGTATATGCTCGATTCCGTGGAGAAGGTCAAAGACCGCCGCCGCCAAGCCGCTGAAATGATCGAGTCGCTGCTTAAGCTGCTTCGCGGCGGTTGGTCGCCGTGGGTCAACGTAGACGACAATCGCGGCTATACTCTTCTCGATGATGCCTTGTCTAAATACGAGGCCAGCCTTGAAAAACTCCCGAAACTGAAGACCAGGCAAAGTTATGGCTCCCGGCTGAACGTGCTTCGGGAATATATATCCTCGCAAGTTCTTCCACCAAAGTATGTGTATCAATACAATACCTCTTTTATAAGCGACTTCCTCGATTGGCTTTACCTTGACCGGGACGTTACAGGCCGAACCCGCAACAATTACAGGGGCTGGTGTTCCTCCATGGCCGCATTCTTCATCGAACGCGAATACATTTCGACCAATCCTGTAGAGAAGATAAAATGCGTGCCTGAAGACAAAAAGAAGCGTCAGCCGCTTTCCCATCAGATGCTCCAGAGACTTTCTTCTTATTTGAAGAAAGAGAATCCTTTGTTCTATCTCGCCTGCATGATGGAATATTATCTTATGATCAGGCCTACCGAATTGTGCAATGTCCGCATCGGCGACATCTCCATCAAGGAGCAAAGCGTATTCATCCCGGCAGAAGTGAGCAAAAACAAACGAGATGGCAAAGTCGGACTCAATGACGAAGTCCTGAAGCTCATGCTCGACATCAATCTCTTCCGCCATCCGAGCCAGTGTTATATCTTCGGCGACAAGATGCGGACTTGCATGACAAAGGCAAGCAGCGAGATATTCCGCCGATGGTGGAAAAAAGTCCGCAAGGCTCTGAAATGGGGCGACGAATACCAGTTCTACAGCCTTAAGGATTCCGGAATCCGGGATCTTGCAAACGCCGCCGGGATTGTCATAGCCCGTGATCAGGCCCGGCATACAGACGTGGCCACGACCAACAAGTATCTTCAGGGGCGCGACATGCCGGTGCATGACGAGACCAAGCACTTCAAAGGCTTGCTATGAGCTGAATTCATAGAACCAGCCTGTCATCAGCCTGTCGATTCCGCGCTGCGAGATCGACACCTCTATGCGTTCGCAGACAAACCTCCGATTCCGGATTATGAATATGTGTCCGGCTTCCGGTATCTTTTTGGACAGGAACCTGATGCAATATCGATGTTTTGTGTCTATGTCCACCGAATCTCCGATGGTGGCCGATGCAAGGTTGGTCTGACCCTCTATCGGAATCAGTGACAGAGACACCGGAGAGTCCTTTAACTGCGGACTTCCGTCAATGGGAGCGTGTGCGCGTTCGTGAAGCAGCGGACGAGGGTATCTGAAAGTATAGTTGGCTTTATCTTCTGAATTGTAATGCGTCGCATCTGAAATTTCATCCCTGCCGTCATTGTCTTCAATGGCAATGTATATTGCATCCGGAATGCCGTCTTCTTTTGTCGTCTCTTCCTCTTCACCTTTGAGTATTGCCTCAATGTCTATGCCGTCTCCTTCGTGTTTCTTGTACCAGTCCATTTCTGGAATGTTGGGAACCTGCAATGCCCTTGTTTTCATTTTTACGACCGGAATATCATCGTATCCGTCTCCCGGTCGTGGTCGTGGCACCCGTTGATATGCTAAAACCTCTATCTCCACGAATTGAGCTGGTACGAACTTCAATTCCACTTCCACATCTTTCTCTGTGTTTGTCAGTCTCGGCCTGAACATATCGACCTCTATGAATCCGGGGTTGCCATCTATGCCGCAATCGTCGGCATAGATGAAATGTCTTCCGTCTCTGCATTTGAAGATGGAGTCTTTGTAATCTGACATGTTGTCTGTGCCTTTCGCCCAGTCCGTGAGTTCTGTCAGATTTGCGAAGTCCTGATTGACGCGTGCGTTGTCTGTGATGAATTCGGACAGGTTCATAGCCGGATTGTCTTCGTGGTCGGCGAAGCCTACGTTGCAGACAGAAATGTCGGCTTCCGACTCGTCATCGATTTCCGAAGTGAATGCGTCTTCAGACTCGTGGATGACCGTAGTCATGTCCGGCTGAAGATAATGGTCTTTGCGTTTGCGCAGAACCATGGATCTCGAAGCATAGTCAACGGACATCACCACGCCAAAGGCATTTTCAATGTTTGTCCACCATTCATTGACGCTCCAATGAGGAAGACATTTGTTGCATTCGTTCATATTGTTGGCGTTCACGATGAAGATTCGTTTGAAAAAGGGGTCTTTCAGCAGTGCATTGTCGTTATCATCAAGATTGAACCCTGTGGCTTCTGCGATTTTTTTTGCCATTAGCCAGATATAAGGTTGTACTGCAAATCCGAAGACCGGGTGCGTCCAGACATCTCTGTCTTCCCAATCACTCCTCTCGTCTGCGTATATTCGCAGCCGGACGTCTTTTCCGATTGCCAGAAACTCGGCCCGATTGCACAGGAAGTCGGCCGAAGAATTCATCACCGGATATGCGACCCACGGATATTCGTGGCTGAAGATTCGGTCTTCACGGGTCTTCCCTGAATCTCCGGTTGGCTGTCCGTATTGCGTTCTGTAGAAAGTCGGGCTTGAAATGCCAGTGAATTTCATTTCTTTTGGATAGTATCCCCAACCGTTTCTGTCGTAGAAAGAACCGTCAGGCCAAGTTGTCCAGAACCAGTCTCCAAGGTCAAGCTCGTCGATGAAGAGATTGTCGAACTTGTTGCGGAAATTGTATGAGGCCTCGTTTCCGAGGAGCTGCACCTTCACCGATGTCTCCGTTACGGTCGTGATGTGCCCGATGCCGCAAAGGACGGTGATGTTGTCAACCACCAGCCGCGCTTCGTAGACGGTCTTCTCCTTGGCAACGTCGATGCGGTTTATGTTGCCGAAGAATCTGTGGTTGCGGTCAATTCCCATCGGCAGCTCCACCTCGTAGGTGTAGGTCGATGATTTCTTGAAGAAAGGGTTCTCCCTTATGAACTTGATTGTGGACTTTGCATCAGGAACCACCTCCTGCCCGTCAAGAAAAAGCTGTGTCATCTTTTGGGATTGTCTGTCAGTTTAAGATATCTCCTGTATTTTGAATGGAAGCCGTTCTCGCCGTCCATCACCATATACGCCTCGATGCCGGAATCAAGGGTGCGGGACAGACGGGAGACCGCATCGTCAACCTTGGCGGTCATTTCCGCCATCAACGCCGCAGTTACGGCGAATGCTTCCGCGGGGTGGTTGGTTCCCGGTGTCGCCCCTCCCGGACCCACCCCGGAATTTCTGCCAATTGCGCGGGACACGTCATCCGCTGTGAGGGAACCTACGGTATTGTTCTTCTGGGCATGGTCGATGAGCCGGAGCACCGGCGACAAAGCCGGATTCGCGACTGCCTGATGGTTTGCCACGAATTCGTTGGCATGCACCACTCCGACCTCCTTCCGGTTGTCCGGATGGCGGGTCGTGAAACCTCCTGAGTAGAATCCGGCGGCTTCCGCCTCATGCTGCTTCTTTATGATGGCAATTTGGGCGAGTCCGGCAGCCGTGGCCAAGGCCGCCGCTACAGGACCGAGCCATACGTTGACTTTTGATCCTGATGCGTATGCCGCAATCGCCGCCATGGCCGTCTGTGCCACAGCCTGCGCCATCTCGACCTTCATCGCCCGGTCGTTGTACTGCTTCTTGACCTTTGCGACTTCCGCCTCTTTCTGTTTCTCCAGCCGCTCCTTCTTCTTCGTGTTTTTTCCGGCTGCTGCGATTTCCCGGGTATAACGCTTTTCGATTTTGTTGATTTCCACGTCACGCTCCGCGTTGGAGTAGGCCGAATATTGTGCGAGCATTGCAGACATTAGGGCAAAGGCCGCCTGAGACGCTTCTGTCAGATTGTTCCAAAAATCTGTTCCGGCCTCTCCAAGTTCGTTGAAGAGTTTTGTGAAGGAGTCATACACATTCTCCACAAGCTCCGCATGTTCGGATTCAACCCTGTCGAGCTTCTTTTCGTCTTCTTCTATGTACTTGTCCTTGACCTTGCGGACAGCCTTCTGGTAATCCTCCTCCTTGATCAGCTTCTCTTTCAGCAGCTGGTCAAGGATGGCCAGCTCCATCTGTTCCCGTCGTCCGCCCGACGCTTTGCCGTATTCCTCCTGGAATTGGAGGTAACGTTCGGCCAGCTCCTTCTGCTTCTCAAGCTGATTCTGCCGTCCGCGTTCGTCAATCTGCGCCTGAATCTCGTTCCACTCGTCTGAATTCTCGGCATAAAGGTTCTGCTTCTTCTTCAGATACTCTATGTCATTGGCCAGCAACCGGTCTTTGAGCTTGATGTCGTTCTGGAAGAATTCGCTGTCCGGGTCGAAGTAATCCGTTGTCGCGGCATTCTCCTCGGATGCGTGGCCGCGGTCAAGTTCCGAAAGGGACGCTTTGCGCTTGCGCTCCTCGATGGCGTTGTTCAGTTCCTCCTCCTTTTTGAGAATCCGGGCATATTCGACCGACTCCTCCTTGCCGCGCTCCTGAAGGATCTTTTTGCATCCTTCGAGATAGTCGCGGTCGATCTTCTCCTTGTCTTCGGCGAATTTCAGATAATCTTTAAGGCCGGTTCTGTAAGCTATGTAGTTCTGGGCTTCCTCCTTATTTTTTGCAGCTTCTTTCTCCTCCAGCTCCCGTTTCAACGCCTCACGGGCTTCCCGTTCGGCCTCGCGGCGTTGCTCTTCAGACTCCTTCTGCACCTCTCTTTGGGCATTGCCGTCCTTCCCGGAAGAGCCCTTGGGCACAGCAATGGACGGTGTAACATTTGCGGAGGCAGACTGCGTCCCGAGAGTGGACTGGAAGGTGGGATTCGACCTGAATCTGTCCGCCAGCTCTTTGTTGGCCTTGTTCAGATCACGTATTCCTTGGGTGTGTTCGTTCATTTCTTTCGTCGCCTCGACTACAGCCGCGTCATAATGCCCGGTGGATGTGTTCGCATAGACTTCCTGCGAACCGCCTCCGGCCATCGCAATAGCTCCGGCGAAGGTAGAGGCGGACTTCCCTGCACGTTCATTGGTCTGCCTGTTGGATGACCTGATGCTGTCCCTCTTCGCTGAGGCCTCCCTGCGTTTCTGGCTGGCTTTGCCCCGCTTTTCCTCAAGCTCCAGGATCTTCTTCTCGTTCTCCAGAATCTTTTCGGCGGCGGCCTTGGCCTTGGCGTTGTTTATGATGGACGCTGTCAGGTCATCGTATGCCTTGCGTGCTTTTCCAAGCATGATTTGTTCGGCAGACATGTTGGCGAACTGCGTGGGATAAATCTTCTGCAGTTCCTTTGAGGCTTTTATCCGTTCCTTTTTTGAATTGGCCTCGTCTGTGGCAGCTTTGTACAAGGCTTTCAGTCTCGCAAGCTCATTGGCCGCATAATCATTTGCCGCAGAGTCTATGTCTGTCAGGCTTTTGATGTATTCTTCGTGGGCTTTTTTTGCCGCTCTTGCCGACCTGATCTGGTCATTGATTCTTTCCACGTAACTCCAGACGGCGGCAATCACCGCAGCGAGGACTCCGACCAGAAGTCCGATTGGGTTGGACCTCAGTGCAAGAGAGAATAGCTTCGTCGCTGCCGTGGCCCTGCCGATATTGCCGGTCAATGCATTGTATGCCGCGGAAGTCAGAAGCACTGCGGCTCTTTTTGCGGTGGTCAGAACCAATGACAGTTTTGTGACGGCATTCGCTGCGGTCTGCGCAACGATATGAGCCTTTATTGCGACGTTGTAAGCCACGAACGCCGCAATGAGCGGTATGATTGCTTTGGCATTGTCAATCAGGAACCCGATCAGCACATTTAGCGTCCGAATCAGCATGGACGTTCCTGAAATCGCGTAACCCATCACAGGAGTGAGCTTTTGGCCGAGAGCTACGGCCACCTCAGTGAACCCCTTCTTGGCCTTGTCGAGCTTCGCCTGAACGGTGGAGTTCTGTACGTTGTATTCGTTGGTGATGGAAGTCGCTTCCTTGAACGCCTTGTTTGCCTCCTTCTGTTCCCAAGTTAGCATCTCCACATTCCCGGCCAATGCCGCGATGACGGCGGAAGACCGCGCCCCGTCGGCCCCCATTTCGTCGAAGATCGTGGCAAGCGACTCGATGCCGCCATACGAATTGAGTGTCTTCAGCAACTCAATCAAAGCATCGTTCGCATCTCGTTTCAGTATCTCCGAGAACTTCTCCACATCCATCCCGGCGGCCTTGGCAATCTTCGCAGGTTCCTGGTACATTTTCATCACCAGCTGCGACAATGCCGTGGCGGATGCCTCCACATTCTGTCCTTGTGAGTCGAGAACTGCGGCGTAGGACATTATCTGCGGGACGGTCATCTTGGCCTGTGCGCCGACACCGGCCAGACGTTGCGCGAATTCCGTGAGGTACGGCGCCGAAGCGGTGCAGTTCTGTGAAAGCTCGTTGACCACCGAGCCGACGGCCAAAAGAGACCGTTCCGTGCCAAGCCGTTCCTCGTCGCCGAATATGTTGGTGAGCTTCGACAGCGTGAGCGTCGCGCCCTCGCCAAGGTCATCGAGTGCGACGTTTATCTGGTCGGCGGCGCGGACGAAGCCCCGCACGTCCTCTTGAGACGATTTCCCGAGTCTTCCAGCCTCCTGGGCAAGCTTGTTCAGGCCTTCGCGCGAAGTGCGCGTGTCCATCTTCTTGAATGCGTCGTTGAGCCGTTCCACTTCGTCCTCTGTCATACCGGTGAATTTACGGACGTTAGCCTCTTCTGCCTCCATTTCAGCATATGCCTGAACGGCTTGTTTACCGGATAGGACAAGCCCCGCGAATGCGGCAGCTCCGGCGGCGATTGACGCGCTCCAGTCGTTGAACTTGCGGTTCAGCTTCGAAAGCGTTCCCTCGGTTCCATCGATTTCATTTCTTACGGATTCCAGTTCAGTTCGAGCTTTCCTCAGCTGTGCAATGTAATAGTCCCATTCCTTTGACCCTCGTTTTACACGACCTGAATTCAGTTCGGTATTTATGAGTTTTATTGTCCTCTGTAATTCTTTCGGCGAAGCCTCGTTGAGTCTTGACATTGCGGCTCGTATATTCTGAGATTCAAGTCGCAACCTATCCATCTGTCTGTTTGTCGCCGTCAGCTCCCGGTTAAGTTCACGAATGCCTCTCGTATCGCCGTTCTTGAAGGCTTCTGCAAACTTTTTGCGCAGCTCTTCGGATTTCTTCTCCAAAGCTTCAAATTCTTTTCTGGTCTGTTCGGAATTGACTTTGAGAATTACTTCCGCCTCCTGTTGTGTCATCTGACTTTTTTTATAGCAAAGGTAAACCGTTGCCAAGCAGACAAAAAAGACAAGCCGCCCGAACCTCACGGACAGGGCGGCGGAACATAAAATTAATCAAATGTACAATCCTATTTTATGCAGAAAGATTTGTGGTCTATATTTTCGGGACTTTCGACCTGAGCCACATTTTGGCCGCGCCAAAGACGCATAAGCCGACGAACGCCCATCCCAGCGCAATCATTGTCTTCTGTAACCACGAAAGCGGCCTCTCCACTTTTACGGTTTTTTCGACCGGATAAGGGACTTGTTTCTCCACGGAATCTGCCCTTGTCGATTTCAAGGAATCCACAAGCGATTGCAGACGTTGCATTTCACGGCTGTCCTTTTTCGTGGACTCGCGAAAATGATATCTGTCCCATCCAATAACCCGATTCAAGGAGTCAAGTATTGGGGCAACGGAATCATAGCGTGTGTCGGACTCATAGACGTGTTCTATCACCGTCACGGAATCCGTATTGCTGACATAGTGCGTCACCGTGTCAGTGCGCAATACCGTGTTCTCCACCGGCACGTAGACGGTGCGTGCGCATCCGGCGAGGACGAGGGCGGCGAGGACGGGGAGTGCCGGAAGAAGCGTCCTCATTGTTCTCCGGCCTCCTGCCGGTCTTCCTCTTCCGGACGGCTCTTTGCCGCCTCGCGTTCGCGGCGGCGCATCTCGGCCTGCGCCTCCTCTTCGGGGATTTCCACGTAGTTTTCCGGCGAGTCCCCCGTGCCGAGATATACTTTCGGCGTGAAGTATGCCGTCTCAAGCGGCTCGTCCTTGCGGTGGAGCAGGTGTCCGGGCGTGGCCTCGACCACGCGCATCTCCACTGTCTGTGTCTTGCATTCCATTTTACTTCGTTGTTTTATGGTTTTATGATAGTGAGTAGTTCTTCGATGTGGCCACGGCTATGTCCTCCTCCGGGAGCTTCGCGAGGTTGGCTGCGCCGAAGATTACTGGAATCGTCGCGTTGTCCGTGTTGTCCGCGAGGTTGGAGATGATTTCGCGGAGCATTCCGGCGGTCATTGCCGTCAGCCGGCTTATGTCCAGCCTTGAGCGGAATCCCGGCTCGACGGACACGAAGACGTGTGATGCCGCGTAGTTTGCCCGTACGTTCAGGACTCCGCCCTGGGGGGCGCCGAAATGGATGTGTATGTCTTTGTCGGATTCGTCCAGATTGCTGTTGGTCACGTAGCATCCCATGCGCTCCAGCCGGGGGACATGCACATGCATGTCGGCCTTTATGCCTCTCATGCTTCCGAACATGTAGAACTCTCCGTAAGGGTAGCCACACGTCGTCAGGCTCGGCAGCGTCAGCTCCGTCAGGGCGGCGCAGGAGGAGGCCACGGAGCCTCCGGATATCGTCGTCAGGCTCGGCAGGGTCAGCTCCGTCAGGGCGGCGCAGTTGTTGGCAAACCCCCTGTCTCGGACCTGTATGGTTTGCAGTTTCGGTGCGTATATCCGCCTTGCGGCGTTGCACAGGTCTATGACGGAAGCCGATGCGAACACAAGCTCCGGAATAAGGACTGACACCAGTTTCCGAGAGTAAAAACACAGGCTGTTGTGCATGTGCGTCAATGATGGGAAGCAGACAGACCTTATGTCGGACTCGTACACCAGCCTTGACTCATTCCTCGCAAGCCCCGGCAGCGACAATGACATTGTCTTAGCCGTGGATACCGTGACGTTTGTCCTGACGACTCCCGCGAGGGCGATTTCCGTCAATGCCGACCCCATCGAGGTGAGTCCCGCCTCCAGCCCGTATTCCTCCTCGGTGTAGCTCCGCAAAGACGCCATTTTAGTCTCGGCGAGGCTGAACTGCGGCCTTCCGTTGAGCGCGACCGCCTCCAGGCACGGTGTCGGGGCTGTCAGCAGGTAGTCCGCGTTCCGGAAGTAGTATATGACCCACCTGTCCCCGAAGTCCGTGAACACGTGTTCTCCCCCCTCCTCCGAGAAGAAGCCGTCTGAGCAGAGGTACGCGTCGGCCCCGGCAAGCATCACCGACTCCAGCGCGTGCCGGACGGCGTAGCAGTACGGCAGGTCAGCCCGCCGGTTGTTGCGCAGCAGGTTCAGCAGGTCGGTGTAAGGGAGCCTCCCTCCGAGGCTCTGGTCAACGATGCCGGGCTGTCCCTCGACTGCCAGCCGCAGTCCGAGCACCTTGTCGGCCATCGCGGCCATCGGCTCGTCGGGCGCGGTCTCCGCCCCCTGCCGTGTCAGCGCGTCGGCAATCGCCGCCTTGCCCGTGTCGAAGTCCGAGACGAGCCGCATGACGGCGTCGGATGTCTCGACCACGGAAGGGAAACGGTTCACGTATGCGACGTATTCGTCGAGCGTGCCTTGGTAGCCGTTGCGGACCGCGAGGTCGTAGGCCGTGAGGTACACTGCCGGAAGCGTAAGCTCCACCTCCGTCTCTCCGACGCAGCCGCAGTCGCCCGCGTCACTGACAAGCTCTATGCCGACGGGCTGCGGCAGCACCTCGCGCCGCGAGCCGTCGGGGTAGACGGCATTCGGAAGCTCGGCGGTGAGGTCGCACCGCAGCCTCCCCTTGGTCAGGCGGTGGTTGTCGAAGACCACGTGTATGCGTCCGTTGTCATTGAAGCAGTTCGTGCAGACCCCTCCTATACATGACACGGTGTAGGCGTTGGCCGGGGACCACGTCCAGAACCTCGCCGTCCAGTCGAACCCCGGCCAGCCAATCTCCTGCGGCTCCCCGCCATCCTTTGCGCATCCGCAGAAGAGCTTCAGGATGAAGTCGAAGTCGCTTTTGGCGTTCACCCTGTGGATGTCGTCGCAATCTGCGATGTCTATCCTACTGTCAGTCATATCTGAATCCGTTCAATGTTATGCAAGATATGCGGCGTACCCATCCTCTCAGGAACCGGGACTGTGAGGGTTTGCGCCTCACGATTCCGTTGACGAAGTCGATTCTGGACTTCTGCAGCCGGGCGAAGAAATCTGCCGGATTTGCGGCATTGACAGCCTCGAGGGTGGCCGGCCCCACGATGCCGTCGGCCTTCACGCCGAGTACACGCTGCGGCACCTTGATTCCATGCACCCCCGAAGCCCATACAAAGTCCACAAGTATGTTTGCCAACGCCTGGTTGTCTATTTTGTCCGCCTTCCACCTGTCCCAAAACATATTCTTAAGGATTTCCTTCCATTCAGGAAGAGAAATGTTTTTCAGGTCTGCCACGGATGATGACTGGAATCCTTTGGATTTCCTGAAAGCGGTGTATGTGGCAATCGTAACGCCGCACATGGTCGCCCCTCCTGCATCGGCAGGGTCGTTGGAATAGCCCTTGCGTTTGGCCGTCTCGAACATCTCCGGCAGGGGGAGTTTCATTTGGCTCTTGTTCAGCCCGGCCTCGAAATGGAGGATGAAAGGTATCAGTTTCTCAAAATCAGCCATTGTCGTGGGTGTTAAGTTCAGAAAGATCTATGTCAAAATGCCGTGATGTCTTGTCCACCAAGACTCTCTGCAGTATCTTGGCCCATTTGGAGCCGTTGCAGCTCGACTCGTTTTCTAGAATCGACCAAAGCTGCCAAAAACATATCGCTCCGGCAGCGACCTTGGTGAGGTCAACCGGCATCCCGTCGGTTATCATCCTTTGCATAAGATAGGCCATCATGATCAATGCATAGGATTTAAGCAATGTCTTCAAGACCTTGCCGAAATTCTGGCTGTTGAACTTGTGGCCGTCCGCGCTGACGCGGTCAGGGTGCACCTTCCGGGCGCGCTTCGACAGCGACCAAGCCGTAAAACAGTCGGCGAAAATCATAAGAGTACACAGTGCCATATAGGGGATGGCCGGTTCGATGGCGGCCAGCACGGCACCCAATGCCGTGAATGTCCATCTGAGGTTTTCAGAAACGTTCATTTCAAGTTTTTTGTTGATTAAAGGATTTTCCCAGTTCCGGTCTTGCATTTCAACGCATGAACCGTTATGGTCTCGTTGTCCATTCAAAACGCAGTGATGTGCCGGGAATTACCGTAACATGCCCCACCACGAGATTCCCTTCCTGGTCAAACACAGGAGCCAGCGTGAGCACTATGTTACCCGAATCCCTGCCGATGGATCGACCAGAAACCGGGAAGCGTCTCGGCAGGGAGTCAAGACCGGATATGATCAGGAATTCCGTGAACGGCGTTGAAAGGTCTGAGCTGTCGTCTAAGGCGTTCCACGGCAACGTAAAGTCAGGAGGGATGCATCCCCACTTCATGGGGTCTCCGACATACACTGCTTCGGCATCAGAGAATCCCGCTACTTCGCCATCAGCAGGATTGATGAGAATTCGGTTTGGAATCTGTCCTTTCACATTTTCGATGGCTTCTTCAAAATCGGTTGTCGAGACAAGTTTCTCGAGATCCTTTTTGGCTGCGTATTGCCTGGTCAGAGAACCGACACTTCCCTCCGACAGGCGGAACACCGTGGATTTCTGACCGTCAGACACGTAGATTCCAGTCGGCAGCTTCCTCAGCACGACACCCTCGTTCTCCACAGTGTCCCCGACTTCTATGCTGGCGAAGTTGTCCGGATTCACAGAAGACCAATTGTTGTGTACGCTCAGCCCGTCGAGTTTTGACTTGTCATCGGGACTCATCAGCCCCGCTTCCTCCGATGATGCGGCCGGAACAAGACTTTTGACATCCAAGGCGGACGCATTCACGAAGATGCTTCCCGTAGTCCGGTTGATCTTTAAGGAAATTCCGTCTATATTTACGCCCAACGCCCCGCTCACGGGGTCGAACATCAGGCCGCCGAGACGGGAGAGCTGTATGCCGGAACCTTCCCCGGATTCGGTCCGGACCTGCTTCAGGTCATTGCCGTCCCAAAGCCAGAGATGACCTTCTGCGACGTACACGACATCTTCCCACGGCATACCGTCCGAATCGCATACGGCTTCCATACCCGGCCAAGACACGGCGTATGACGCTGTCCTGTCTGACTTGTTGAACACTTTGAGGCATATTGACTTTGTCGTGGTGTCGAACACGAGCGTGTATGAACAACCCTTGGAGAAATACGGGATTTCTCCAGAGGCGTGTTCCACAGCCTCGATTATTATTGCCGCCGCACCGCGTGGAGAGACAGTGATGTCCCCTTCGCCGCACAGCGAGTGTCCGTTTACGGTCTTGAACGAGCCGAAGATGCAGGAGGCGAACTGTCTGAGAGACGCCTTGAGAGAGTTTGATTTGACAGGTTTTGCAGTCAATGCAGTCATATTATAAGAAAATTTCGGTTACACGTCGAATTTTGAGAGGGCTTCCGCCACGGCCTCCTTGGCCATCGTCTCGGCCTCCGCCTCGGAGAGGAAGCCTGAGCCGAGTCCGGCGTCAGACATAAGTTCTATGATGCCGATGAAGAGAGAGCCTACGCGCAGTGCGGTGTTCTCTCCATCAGCCGAAGCGTTTTTGACCGCTGCGGCGGACTTGAGCAGTTCTGAAACGGTTGCCATTGTTTTTTTGAGTAAAATTACATATGGTGTCTGATATTCAAAAAGACGGACTAAAGCGCATTGCGCGCGTCGTCGAGGGCGCGGCACACCACCATTGCCGCTTCTTCGCCTGTGATTCTGGCCAAATCCTCGGTCATCGTGCGGATGGACGAATAGAGCTTCTTTGAGAACCAGTCGCGGGGCTTTCTCGGCTTGCCGGAAGTCCGGTATCTGGAATAGCCCGGCATCGGCCCGGCGGTTCTCCGTTTGTCGAGACCGTGTTCCTTTCTGTACGCCGGATCCAGAATCTTAAGGTCTCCGCCGTTGCCGCGTGTGTATCCGTTTCCGGTTCCGAGAGCCTGATAAATCCCGTAGCGCGCGAATTTGATGGAGATGGACATGCCCTGACCGGCCTCAGAGACCCGCTCTTGGAACGACTGGTGCAGCCGTCCGGAGCGGACTACCTTCAACCGCTCAATCTTCTCGCGCCAGATTACGGTCATCATTTCCGTCCACGCATCGACGTATTTCTCAGTGTCTTTCAGGGCATCCATTCAGATTCGTCAAATTGAAGGTCAACAGGCTCCGACACGTCAATCATGAAATAGAGTCCTGTGCAGTCGTTTATGAAATCCCGTCCGAACTCCCGGCTCATGATGTTGTCCACATGCAGATAGACAAGGTCGTTCCTGAGGTCGTCCGCGTCCACTATCATCTTAGATGCGACCTGCCTGAAGATGCATCGGCAAAGAGCCATCTTCAGGGAACGGTCAGCCATATCGTCAGCGCGAAAACGGTGGACGATGAAGACCGTGAAAGTCCGTTTCTTGAACCATCCCCCGGAGCGGCCTTGGAAGAGCACGCCGTCATTGGTGTCGTCAATGCAGAAAAACGCCTGTTCCGTCCGGAACCGGGACAGCGGCCCCTGCATCAGCTCAATCCCGGAGCAGGTGCAGAAATGGAAGCGGCGGGAAGCGGCGAGACGGTTCTTCGCGCAGATTCCGGAGAAGTAATCCTCCGCGTCAAACAGTGTCTTAGCGTCCATTGCGAGCCATAAAACGTTTGTGTTCTTCCGCCTCCTTCGCCTTGAAGTCCAGCTCGGTGAGGGCCCGCCAGCAGTCTGAGGCGAGAATCGCGGGTTCTTTCTCGACATCGCCGCCGGTAAGGGCGCGAATCTCATTGTTGATCACATCCAGCATCGAGGGAGCATCGACTTCTCCGGAGACGGGACGGAAAAAGTTAGGGAAAGCCTCGGAGAATGCAGCCTTCAGCTGAACCATCCAGTTCATGATGCAGACGGTCTCGGCTTGGTCGAACCGGACTGCGCCGGGATACAGGATTCCGACAAGCTCCGCGAATGCTTCCGGCGACCGGGTGGAGAGAAAACCCTGAAAAAGGGACTCAAGCCGGATGTAGTCGGAGAAAGACACGCCATGCAGCAGCGCGTCGACCGCCTTGCATCCGTCCACTTCCGGAATCCGGACAGGCACCGCACCGGGGGAGAAGAGGAATTCGAGAGGCCGTAGCAGCTCCGCCAGCTCTTCAGGCCGGATTCGGAGAGCCACCGGCTTCTTCGTGTTGGCCGGGGAGAAGCGGCAGATGAAGTCGTCGCCGCAAGAGCGAAGCACCCGCATTCCTGTCAGGGCGCGGAAGACCCGGAGCGGCACATCTTCGGGAGGATACTTGGCAATGACCTGAAAGACCGCCTGCAATTCCGCCGGAGACAGTTCCGGCCACGACTTCGGCAGAGAGACATCGAGCGATCGAGACTCAGCCGAAAAAGAAACACGGGTCATCTTCTTTGTTTTCATAAGGCTTGAAATGGTTGGCTTTGTAAGCGGAAGAGGATGCGTATGCCGGGAATTCCGACAGGTTCCCGTCGAGAAAAGAGAGGAGCGCGTCGCGTGAAGCCGGAAGCGTGTGCCGTTCGTCGGCGAAATCAACGATGAACGCCCGGCAAAGAGAGACAAGCCGCTCCATTGCAGGAGAGACCGCCGCCGTCCTGACTGCGGTGAGAACCGCTTCCGTCTGCGCAGGGGAAATCAGCCGTTTCAGGGCTGTCTCCCCGGAACTGATCTTGGGGCGCAGCCTGACAAGGTCAGACCGAAGCGGATTCGCGACACCGAACAACTCCGCGTGGGCGGACTTCCAGAAGAGAGAAGAGAAGGAAGAGCAGGCTGCCGGAGATGCGTTCCAGTCCGGGAAATGGCGGAGAGCGTCGAGAAGGGAGTCAACCGACTCGCTTTCCGCCCGGCGTAGAGAGTCGATAAGGCGTTTCACACGCTCCGAGCTCGCAGGTGCGACATTGGAATTGCTCACGACTCCGAAGCCGTTGGCCGTAATCACAAGATCGAGCTGGGGGACAGCCCGGAGATAGGCCGACACGGAGGCGTAACGGGCCACTGCGAGAGCGGCAGACTCGACACCGTCTGCCGGAGGAGTGATGAAATCATAGTCCAAGGCCGAGAACCGGTCGTAAAGAGACCGGCCCAAAAACCGCTCCATATATTCAAGTCTGCCGCTGATGAAAGGAAACACCGCGCGGAATACGGAATCGTCAGGAAGCTGCGCCGAAGGGCAGAACAGGAGGAATATTTCGTAAGAGATTACCATACAGTCAGGAATTTGCATCGGACACGTCCCCGTCGCCGGAGACCTGCACCGCGTCTGTTTTTTTGTCAAGGGTAGTGAGAAGCACAATCGGCACTTCCGGACGGACTTTGTCCTGCCATCCGTTGAAGAAGATGACCACCTCGTGGAATTTCATCAGCATGTCGCGGAAGGCCGTCTCGAGCGACTGTTTCAGCGTGAACAGTTCGCGCTTGTCCGAACCCGAATTGTTCGACTGGCTTTTGCCCGGCGTGGCTCCGACGAGATTTGGATGGATGTTCATGCCGTAACATATCATGTTGGACGTCTCCTGAATGTCTTCCGCCCAATCTCCACCCTCCTTGCCGGAGTCTATCAGGTTGATGCGCACCATTCGCTGTTCCTTGCCGTAGCTGTCGATGTAATATCCTGAAATCCATACCTTGCCGGAGTTGTGGACACCTGAGACGAAGTTGCGGATGTCCTGCTTCTCCTTCTTGATGCGCGCCTTCTGCTCTTCCGGATCGACGATGTTTTCCTCAGCGAGGATGTTGGTCCAATAATCCCTGTGTACTTCCACTTGGAACTTCACGGAAGAATGATTGCGTATCTTCGCCTTCTTGCCCCGGCCGATGAGCCGTTTCATGTCGTACCAGTCGCCACGGAAAAGTGAAATGTAATATGGTGAAGGGTAATAACGTTGGCCGGGTGTTGGGAACCGCATCACTACCGCGAACTTGAATTCATTCGTCCGTAGGCGTGTTTCGCCGTCGCGCCCCGGAGCGAGGCCCAGCAACGCCTCCAGATCGCCCAAAGGGTTCTTCTCGTCAAGGAGAGTCAACATCTCTACGTCCTTGCGTTCAAGAGAAGACGGCTTCCTCCAGTTTGCGAAGAAGACGTGCCTGATGCGCCCGGAACGGTCAGCCTTTTCAAACCGGCAGTAACAGGCATCCTTGTGCCGGATTTCCACAATTTTGCTCCTGGCACGGTTGAGGATCAGCACTGCCACCGAGAAGAAAAAATGCTTCATGTCGGTGCATTGCTCCAGAAAGAACTCGTTGACTGAATTCGAGAGAAGAAACTTCCGGATTTCAGGATCGGCAGAAGGCCGTCCGGTTGCGGTGTCCATATAGCGGATGCCTGATCCGTACGCTGTCAGGATGTTGAAGAAAAGGTTTTGGGAAATCACTTCATCCTTTCCGACAGTGTCGAGCAGCCGGAAAGGAAGCATGTCGTCAAAGCCGAACGGCATATATTCCATATCCGGGTAGCCTGGCACCGGTCGGGATTCGATGTTCAGGCCGTCCTCGTCAAAAACTGAAGAGGAATCCCCGACCGCGGCCATAGCCTCCGATGCGGAAGAAGCCATATCGAATATTTCACCCTTGGGAGAGAATGAGAATACAGGCGAATAAACTTCGTTATCTGATGATTTCGTATCCATTTATTTCAAAAAGAGTTATGTCGCGGAATTCGCGGACGAGCGCGGAGCCGCTGCAGACTATGCGGTGTGTGCCGCCACGGAAATGGGAGCCTATGCAGACTGCCTGACGGTAGACGATGATGTCGCCCGTGGAAAGCTTCCACACTTTCAGATCCACCGGCTGCCGTGATTCGAGCAACGCGATGGCATCCTGCCAGTGGATCATCCTGTTCGGTCTATTCATAAGTGAAGTCGAAAGTTTTGTCGAAGATGCGGAACGGGGCTTTTGCCTCAAGCAGCGAGGAATAGGCGGAGTCCCGGCGGAACGTGAAGGAGAAGTCCGGAATGTCATTGTCAAGGTTCGTTGATTTCAAGTCACAGTCCGTCATCACGATTCCGTCTCCGGCTCCGCCGTCCGGAGCAAGGAGGAAGACAGCGGAAGAGCGTGCGAGGTCAAAAGCCAACGGCTCCGACCCGTGGCGCATCGCACCGGAGAAGACCTTGAAAAGCGACTCTTCCTGCACATCGTACAGTGTGAACTTTCCGGCGGACACGACCGTAGAACGTGTGTATTTCGGCACTGACTCCTTGGTTCCTGACAGGTAAAATGTTTCCCAGCATCCGAAGCAGTTCCGGAAAATCACTGCGGGGTCGGCCTGAGGCATCGAGGAGAGAACCCGGAAGTCCGCCTTCCGGAGGCCGCATATCAGGCTGTAGCCAATCAGGCGGCCTTTGGATTCATCGATGAACTGCGAAGCCGAAGCGTTGAACGTCAGGAGTCCGGACACTTCCTGAAGACAGGTCTCGTCGGAGACCGTCGAGAAGCCGGATGTCAGGAACGTGCGGCGGACGCGCAAGACCTCGGTCTCCGGACAGAAGAGCGACAACGGCTGATAGCGGTCGATGGACGTGTCCCGTTCCGCAGCCACTGGGGTGAGGAACCGGGACAGGACGAACTGCGAGGCCGGAATCTCCACATCGACATCGCAGCGGATAACAGTGACCACCGGATGGCCGACGGTGGTGCCGTTGACCATGAAGCGGAAATCCTTGGCTGCGTCTGACAGCTCGAAAGCAACAATCCGGTCGATGCCATATACCGAGAAGACGCCTGACTCATCGGGCCAATACGTTGAGGAGAAGACTTCCCGGCCATCCGTGAACACGGCGAAATCCGCCGAATCGCCGTCGGTGGAGAACGACAGGCATTTCAGTTCGCTGAGGAACATCTGACGGTTGATTGGAGTGAGTGCTACAACAGGCATGTCCGAATTAATTTGATGCAAAGGTAGACAATGACGGATGCGCATAAAAAGACAGGCCGCGCCGCGAGGCGCGGCCTGAACCAGATTAAGAATGTAAAAAAATGTGTCTGTTGCTGTTCTGCGGCTTATTCCTCCGGCGCGGGCTTGACGCAGCGCATTCGCCAGCACAGTTCGCCGCATACGCCGGTTACAAGCTGATAGCCGAAAACCACCATCATCATTGCGATGTCTTTGATGGTAATCGGTGCTATGTCTTCAAGCCGTGTCTGTATCTCGACGGAAGTCAGGTCGCACCGTTCCTTTTCCGAGCCGTCAGCCGGGCGGTATTCGCGGAGGAACATGGCGATGATCTTATCCTCGAATGTCACGAAATCGTTGTCCGGATTCGTCACGAAGTCGATCAGCTCTTCGTAGGTGGTTTTTCCGAAACCCTCCGGAAGGATGATCTTTTTCATTCCGCACCTCCTTTCCGGTCTGAGATGAAGGCGGCGGCCAAGGCAATCGTGGCCGAGACGGCCATCACGAGGAAGTCCGTCCGGTTAGGGCTGATGGCGAAGCCCGTGCCGGAGATTACGCAGACGAGCGCAGAAAGGATTGATACCGGCAGGGCGTGTCTTGAAAGGGTCGTGTCCTGATGCCATGCAGCAGGCATCGAAGTTTGAGTTTGATGAACTGTTGTGTCCATAATACTGTGGTGTTTAGCTTTAAAGACAGAGAAACGGCTGTCATATCCCGTCGCTAAACACCACAGGCTTTCCTCCGAAGAGCAAAGAATGTATGGATATGGCAGCCGTAAGGCTATATGTATGGGCATAAAAAATGCCCGAATATGTCGAGCCGTTAACCGAGACTCTTCGGACAGGAAGCATCCTGTGGTATTTAGCACTGCAAAGTTAGTGCTAAAAATCGAGACTGCCAAACTATTTCAGAAAAGAAATCACAGAAACAATCAATGCGGCAATTGACAGCCATATAGAAATGCGAGACATTCTGAGGCTTCTTTTTGCGTTGTATATGCTGAATTCCTCCAGCTCCATATTTCTCGCAGTTTGCTGATATTTGCCTATTTCGCTGAACTTAAACATATTTATACTAAAAAAGATAAGAATATATGAGTGCAGAAAAGGTGGAGTGTCGTCAAGAAGAAACACTAATCGTATATCGGGTCAAAAGCAGGGCTCTTTTCATCAACAATCCGCTTTTTATTCTTTGTGTCTCGACGCTGCCTGATGCCATCACGAGAGTCGCCATCGATAGGGATTTCTTTGCTCAAGAGCCAATGAATGACGTTTTGATTTGCAATAGTTATGACATAGCTATCTTCATATCTCCAACCTAGCCGACCCATAAAGTTCATAGCATCGACCATAGAATTGAACTTGATTTCCTTGCCGTCGTCATCAACGAGTTCATCTCGTCCGTCTCGACCCCAGAAATTTTTCTCAAGTCCGAAGTCGACTTCAACCGAAATCTTGTTGCCTATGCCAAGGATGTTTTTATTGATTCCAACGATTTGAGCAAAAACGGTTTTAGTGGAATCATTGCGGACTTGTGCGATTCCCCAAAAAGGGAGCAGAAGGAAGATAAAAAGCAATATCTTATTCATGCCATATAAAATTACAACTCTCTATCGGATGCGTATCCGATTAGAGCCAATTCAAGTACATTGATTCGGGATTTAAGTCTTTTGGATTCCTCGAAAGACTGAGATTCAGATAAACGCAGGTACATTAAGAAAAGGCGGCTTTCCTTCATATCTGGATTTTGCACAGACTTTTCAATAATGGAGTCAAAAGATGGAGACAACACGTCTACAACAGCTTTAGACTTTTCCATAAGCGGCATCAAAACTCTCGCCACTTCCACTGCGCCCCGAGACATCGCACTGTCGAAACATTCCTTTCTATTGTTATAGGCCAAATTATGAGCGAGATAATCTTTTACGATTTTTCTTCGGCGTTTAATCTCTTCTTTCTTCATATCAGACAGATTCGAGAATTTCTTTAAGTTCCGCTTCGCGGATGATGCGAATTTCTTGACCTTTAGCCAGACGTTCTTCGATTTGATTAATCTTACTCTTCCCTGCACCAGCCCCCACAATAACCACTGAGGTTTTTCCTGAAATCGAAGCATTCACTTTTGCTCCCAAAGATTTCAGTTTTGCGGCAAGGTCGTCTCGCACTGGATAAAAGTCAAGCGTACCTGTTATAACTACAATCGAGCCAAAGAAAGGAGTATTTCGGTTTTTGACAGAGTCCAAATCAGGGGTTTGGCGGTTAATTTTTTCGATTCTCTTGTCGCTGTAATCAGCTTTAAGGTCGCGGCGGAGATTCGGAATGGCCGTACCTTTACAGGCAAGATACACCTTCGCACACGCTTCCGCATCGGCAAGGGCATCGTGATGGTCGTTGAGGACGACACCGAATTGAGAACAGGCCTTCTCGAGACCGCATCGGAGCAATGCGAACGTATCAGTGAAATCATCCGTGTCAATACCGGAAAGACAGAAGTGATTCATACATTCGCGAAGCACACGAATGTCCGTTGACGCATTGTGGCAGACAATCGGAAGCCCGTCAATGAAATCACGTATTTTCGGGAACAAGGCCTCGAAATCCGGAGACTGGCACGCCTTTTCAAGAGGAATTCCGTGAACGGGCAGGTTCGGTTCGGAAGAAGTTTTTTCGTCTGGAACCGGATTAATCAGAGAGTAAAATTTCTCATAAATAAAGTCGTTTTTGACTTTTACCATTCCTATTGAACACGCACTGGTGTGATGGTGAGTCATCAACTCAAAATCTATTGCAACAAAATCCATAAGAAGTAATTCATGAACAATATTGCAAAATTAGTAAAAATTATCAATTTGCCCCAGTAAAATGATAAAAACGTTTCAAGCACCAAGAAAAAGCGAACGTTCATATTTTCATCAGACATAGCGAAGACAACGATTTTCATGTTTATCGAAGAAAGCACAGAAAAAGAAAATCCCGCCAAACTTCACAGCCGGACGGGAATCATTCATGAAACTTCTTGAGATAGTATGTATCCTAAGTAAGAACAAAAACAAACATATGCCGACCGGGGCAGTACAGTATCAAACATTCTGACCGAGTCGGCACAGAAACAACCGTGCAAAGATAAGCATTATGCTTCAAATCTACAATTAAGTGTGGGTAAAACTAATCTATTTAATAGATAGAAAGGAAGACGACCAAAAAGAAAACCCTCCCGGAGGAGGGTCAACAGGTTCACATTGGAACGGAATATGACGTTCTGGCAAGGAATACAGCACCGACCACCGTCGCGCCCATTGCCTGAAAGGCATCAATCATCGTAGCGAGAGAGTCGCCGCGCGTAACGACGTCATCGAAGATTATCACCTGCCGACCGTTGAAGAAATCGCGGTTGAATTCAAGCACCTGCACCGTTTCAAGGGACTTGCAGACCCGATGCTCGTGCAGCGCGATTCTGTCGCCCGACACCTTGATCTGGTTGAAGCCGTTGGTCATTCCCGTCGCACGGCAGACTTCGGCTGCGAAGAAACCGAAACGAGCCTCATTCCGGTCTTTGGAGCTTGCAGGAATGCAAGCGAAGACGCAGTCATCAAGAAGCGTGATGTTTTCGTCAAGAACCGAAGCCACCCATCTGGCCGTGTCAAGCGTGATGCTGAAATCGCCGTCCTTGAACTTCCACACGCGTTTGCGGATTCCCCATGCCGCACCTGAAGCCTCTACCGAAGTCGGAAGATAATTGTAACGAGCTGCGAGGAAGATGTTTTCGGGGTTGGAGAAAGCCGGAAGATTTTCGATTTTAAGCATAATTCTGAGTTTTAGAGTTAAAGAATTGTTTTTACACTGCACACAGAAGTAGCTCTTGGAGACATAGGGGCAAGGTTGGGCGATGAAATACGACCTGCAGGTGGAGATTTCGGAAGGCCACGCAGCAAGACCTTGCATTTCTCCTGGAGCCTTAACTTCGCAGTGGGAAAAGGATTCCACTCAAACCCAGAATTAAAAACCGGAATCCGGGATTCTCGACCCGAACACCGTCCGGCAGCCAATCCTATGCAATCCGACGGACATATTCACGGAGCGGCGGAGCCGAAAGCGAGGAAAAACAAGGACGCCATAATCGAAAACGGCCAAATGGGCGGCTTCGGTTCTTGACTAAAAAACCATACCTTATGAAAAGCGACAAAGGCCAAATGCTCGAGCCGGATTCGGCAGAACCTCAGAAACAGACCGGCGGCAACCGGAAAGGGAAGCACGATGAAACGCATCCGCAAAAAGAAACATGCAGGTGCAAACCGCGGTTGCTAAACGCGATACGGACAGACAGAACAAGTGAAGCCGGACACGACGACCGCGAAAGGCCGAAGCGCGACCCGGTGCGGTCCAGCCAGACCATTCATGTGTCCCCCGAGTGAAGAAGACTGCAAGAGAGGAGTCAGTAAAAAAGCGGTGATGGTCAGAAATGACCATCACCGGACTTATATGCATGTTGAAATCGCAATGTCAGTTCTTTTGCTTTCTGTAGTAAGTTACGAAGATGGATATGACACCTATTATTGTAGTTCCAAAAACGACCGAACCGACAGCTTCATGTCCAGACAAAGTCAACCAAAAACCGGCTCCGGTAATCAAGATTGCCAACAAAGCACCGACTATTTGACCGCGCTTGGCCAAGGAAACCTCTCCTTTCACCATCAGGTCATCGCACTTATGCCGGTGAGACTGTTCTGATTCAGCCATCCGCATTATCCTTTCAGCCCCGTCAGGGATGATTTTATCATAGCGTTCGAGCATTTCCGGATGAGGCAGAGGCCCACTGTAAGATTCATGAACCGCAGCAAAGCGAGATACCAGCACCTCGCGTTGCTCCGGTGGCAATTTCATAAGGTTCTCGTACACTTTCTCAACCTGGCTATGTCCTTCTTGTCCGGTCTTGTCCTTGTTCATTTTGCAGAAGCCTTTCTGTATGCGCAATAAATGTATCCTCCTGTTTTCCTCCAGTCATCACGAATGCGCATACCATCTGTTGCGGGGCTTCCTGCCGGAACACTTCCATAGAATCCGGCAATGGCCGAAAGACTTGCAACGCCTTTGGCTGAACTGTGCCTCAATCGGCGACGAATCAATGTCTTGGATTTCATACGGGATGAATTTTAATATCGTAATACAAAGGTAACAAATAATATCGGTTTCAAGCCTAAAAAAACACCCACAAAATTATAAGAAAGGGAAGAAATTACGAATAATTAACGGAAACATCTTAATCACGAGTCATTCTCGGCCAAAGTGCATTCAATTGAAATTGCATCATAAACGGGTATGCAACCCCTCCGCAAACAGGGGTCTGCACCCGGTGAACCCGCCCGTTATGGCGGTCGGCAGAAATCGAAAATCAGAGTCGTGGAAACGCCTGATCGACAACAGGAAAGCAGAGAAAAAGACCAAGAATACGGAGGGTTTTTCACCGAATCACACAGAATGAATAGATAAAACATTGATAATCAGGCCAAATTAAAGCGAAAATCACACACAACGTGTGCCAGGGTGGAAATCGACCCCGACGTCGCCCTACGCTTTCCGTCGACATTACCAACTTGCGAAGGCGGAATATGCAGGGGGATTCCAAGGGGGGAGCGCACGGTAACCCGACAGACACGAACGCCATCAGGGCGACTCGGCATTACCGGCGCAGACGGTAATGCCTCATTGACGAAGGCGGCCAGGCAATGCGGAGCCGAGGGGGCGGGAGGCGAAGCGACAGCGTCGGGATGCGCGATAGCGGCAACGCCGGGGATGACCGAGACCTTCGGCACGGCAGATGCGACGAAGGAGTGCCGGGCCAAGGATTCATCCGAGGCCGGGCAGAACATCTGCCACGCCGGACAGGGCGGCCGAATCCCGGGCGTGCAGAGGCGGCGCACCGATGCAGCTCAGACTCCGGCGCGACAGGCAAAGCGTTGGGGTGAGGGGCGGGGACACCGCCTGAGTCATCAAAATATGGAAGAAGTAACCGACACCATAGGATCGGACTGAGGGTAAGTCTCGCATCCAATACAAAGAGTGTCGAAAGCGTCTGAGCCGTCAGTCCGCGATTCAAGTTTGTTTTCAGAAGTCTCAGCGAGCTTTTCACCGCGCTTGTCCTTCTTGCCGTTATAAACGCCGGCTGTCTGAATGGAAACAAGAAGATCCTCGTTGTTCTCGCGATTGATTACAGGCATCAGTTTAGCGCGTCCGGCGAACATCCTGTTGATGAGAAGATGCTTCACCATGTGTTTCATTGCCGGGCCAAGGTCAACCTCCTTGACCAGCCATCCGTGCGATTTGAAGGCGTTCACGATCACAGTCTCGAAAGTGGCATCAGACACCGCGTAAGCCCCCTGTTTCGCAGTCTGGTCGAAATAGAAGATGACAGTCCGGTTGCGGTGGAAGCGGTAATATCTGCAGAAATCGTCTATAAGCTCGTATAGCTTACGTTCATACTTCACGAAGAAAGACTTGAGAACCCGAAGCACCCTGCCTTCAGGCTGTCCGGCAACGAGCCAGTTGATGTTGGCGTTGTAATCGAACGCGACGCATATGGGACGGTTCGTATCCACATCCGCGTCCATCAGGCAAGAGTCATCCTTGAGCTTGTCGAAGTCGTAATCAAGGGAATCGAGGTGAGAGAAATTCGTCGCCGAATACTTGTGCGCGTCCGTCATCGAGGAATAGAACCCGTCGCGGGCGATTCCGATGCGCTTGCACAGGACGGAAGTCTGGAAAGTCAGCGGCGGAAGGTCTCGCTTCAGCTGACGGATGAAAGGTTCACCAAGCACCACCATATTGTCTATCGTGGAGACTTCGCGGTAATCGACGGCCACACTCCGCAGGCGGCACAGATCCGCAGACATGCGAGCAAACTCCTTCCGCAGATAGGGCGGAGGAGCAACGCCCTTGGACTTCATATCAAGGACACGCCTTCGGATCAGACACAGTTCATAGACGAGTCCGCGAATGCCCTCAATCAGCTCCGGATCGCATTTTTTGTCATAGTCCAGGAACCAAGAACCCTTCTTGGTCACGGGCATATCCGAGGAAATCAGCGTCGAATGATGGAAGAAATGACGGCCGAAATACTGCCGGTTGCCGCGAAGGGCCGGCAGCGTCTCGTCCTTAAGCTGCTCAAAGTCGATGAACTTCGCTTCATCGATGTCGAGAGCGTCGAAAGACAGAGAATTGGAAGTTCCTGATCGGTCTTGAGAGACGATGTAGGCGATGCTGCCATTGTAGAAAGAGAGGACATTCTCGTAATTCTGAACAGGGAACAGAGGAGAATTCCAATGCCATGCCTTGGGAGGCTTGATTCCGATGGCCCAATGCCGGTTGCGTTTCAGCCCCCAACGCTCCCAATGCACCAGCATTGAAGGGAGCGTATTGGTCAGTGCCCGCTTAATGTTTGCCGATATTATTCCGGTCATAGATCCAGGCATCTGTTCGAAATTGCGGCGGAGCCACAATGCGTGGACCATTCCCTTGCCGAATGCGCGTCCGGCAACAAGGACGGTGTCGCGCGCCTGAACGACCTGCATCAGGTCGCGCTGCACGTCATTCAGGTAGACCTTCTGCGATTCATTCGCCATCCTTGTTCACGTCAAACAGATCATCGACGTTGAACTCCACATTCTCAGGAAGGACGTCAACGACATTGTCGTTCCAGTATTTTTCTTTCAGAGCACGGATTTTCTTGCGATGGTCAGGCATACGAGAGATGCCGATGACAGCAGGGTCGTCGGTGAACTCAAGATTGAGAAGCTTGAGTTCACCCCAATCGACATCACGTTCATCCTCCTTGTCCAGTTTGGCATACTTGGCGTATTTGTCAGCGGCGGCCACCATGTCACGCGTGTTTCCGGCGGCTTTTGCCGCGTGGAAAGAATCTTCAATCATTGAGAATGCCCGGAAACGGTGGTAATCCTTGGTGGACTGCTGGAAGTCTCCGAGCAGAGTTTTGACAAGGCGCAGGTCTGTACGTGCCTGAGTGTCGCTCAAGTCGTATTTCTGCCGAACCAGGGCCACAATCTCCTTGTCGCGCTTCAGCGGGAAATTGAGCCAATATGAATATACATCACGGATGCGAAGCAGATGGCCGATGGTTGCAGGATGCATCCCGGCGGCCACGAGCGCATCCCGGTCATCGAAGAGATGCGTTCTGGCAACGTCAAGAATAGAGGGAAGCGGCATAGTCAGAAATCTTCGTCAGAATCCATTTCACGCAAATATGAAGAAGTGAGCTGAATGGCCACGGGCGAGCCTATACGGGCGAATTCCAACTCCTGACGGCGCAGGGCAAGAGCCGTCTCGGCCTTGGCTTTAAGATATGCACTTCTCAAAGGAGAGTCCAAGGCTGAGAGTTGAGCACGCAGCGCGTCCTCGTCCAAGGAAAGAATGGCGGCTATGTGCGAGACCGGAGTCAGGTCAGCAGCCAAAGCAGCCACTTCGGCAATCAGATCATCGTTGAAGGTCATCGAGAGACAGGGATTTTTCAGAAAGAGAAGAAAGGGATGAAGACAGTGAGCTGAATGCCCGGCGGTCGGTAGTGATCAGGCCGCATTCATACCGGTTGCCTCGCGTCTGGTTCTGTGAGGTGATCACCGAGACGTACCTCACACCGTCAGAAATCAGCACGACCTTGGAGTGGTTCTCGCAAAGGAAGACCGAAGAGCATACCGACCGGATAAAGTCGTAAAGAACCATAGTCTTACGTATAGCCCGCAGGTCGCAGAAAAGGTCGCATCTCCTGACAAGACCGGAAGCCTTGAACCGGTAAAGGCGGCGCAGGAACTCCTCCGATGTGGAAAAAGTGGAGATCATGATGTCCGCAGGGCCGCACTGCCGAAGGCACCAGCCGATGACATCTGCAAGCTGCAAGCGGTTGGAGAAGTATGGCTGTACGGCACGCTCCTCCAACGGCTTCAGGTCATCGAGCGAACTGCAGTCAGGCATGAGGTTCGCCGGAAACGGGGAAGCTGATGCCGAGCTGCGAAAGGGAGGCGACGGTCTCCGGCGACACTCCGAAGCCAAGAGCGTAGATCACATCCACTGCATCCTGAACCTTGGCGGCAGCTTCAGCACGGCGGTCATCCTCGGAAGATTCGAGAAGAATCTTCTTATATTTAGAAAGCGACTTGCGTGCGGCATTCAGACGCAACTTTACGGAGTCATCGCCGGAAGCATCCGCGTCATCAGCGTCAACGACCGGCGGGGCTGGATGCTGCGGAAACACGAAACCGTCATACATCTTGAGGTTCCGGCGGTATTCCGCATCCAGCTCGCCAAGAATCTTGACGCGCTCATAGCGGTCGCAAGGCTGCGCGTCAGACATCGCCTTGAGTTCATTGAAAAGCAGACGGATCTGTCGGTAGCGCGGACCGTTGGACTCCCACAGCTCACGGATTTCAGGCGGAAGGGAATCATGGTCCGGCCTTTTGCCACGCGCCACCACCGGTTCCGGATGTTCATCGTCGGAAGAGACGGCAGGAACAGAGGCCAACGTCTCGGCCACTGAAGGAAGCACCTCCTTTTCGATGCGGACCGCATCGGCCACGGCCACATCGTCGAGGCGCATATTGAGATATTTGCGCAGTTCATACACGAGCTTCGTCTGAAACTTGCGAGGCCGGCGGATTATCGAGTTGAAGAGGGCGCGGTTGCGGTTCAGCTGGAGCAGCATCGTAGCCCCGGCCACGATGTCCCGCGTCTCTTCGGGCGTTTCGAGCCAATCTTGAATTGATCGGGTCAACTGGGAATCAAGTTTACGCATTACGGTTAAAAACAAAAACCGGCGCAACGGCCGATCAAGGCGGTCGCGCCGGGAAATACAACAAACTAACCAAACAACTATATTCAAGCAGCGGCTTCCTCGAACATGCCGGTGGCACAGTCGAGAATGCCTTTTGATGTTTTCAGCTTGCCTTTGAAGAAAGGAGCCGGACATACATCTGAGACGGATATTTCGAGCGTTGTTCCGGCGGCGTCCGTAACGTTCATACCGGAATCCTGGGAAGGGTTCGTGTTGGTCTCCATCATCTCATTGCCGATCACGCGGAATTTTCCGTCGCGCTGCTGCACGACATACACAAGGTCATCGACATTGGCCATCCGGGAGAATCCGGTGGCCGCCTCATCCGTGCCGGCATACTTGAGCGTAGAAGAATTGAGGAACGACTTCGAGGCACCTTCGCCTTGCGAGGCGGAAGTCACGTTGGAAGCCGTCGATAGAATGTCCATCGTCTTGAACACCGCATCGGCGGCGAGTACGAAGTCCCCGTCATAACAGGCGATGGACTCCATAGTGGCATCTTCCGCGTCCACATCGGGAAGTGTGGGCCATTTCACGATCAGGCTCTTAGGGATGAAGAACACCATAGGACGGATTCCCGGAAAAGTGTTCTTCCCTTTGCAGAATCTAAGGCTGTCATAAATGTTGACGGCAGAGCAGTCTGTAGTCATAATCAGTATTCAGTTGGTTCTATGCAGCGGGATGGAGCTTGCCGACAAGAAGTCTATCCTTGTCTATGGACTCGAATTGCGCGCCGAAGAACATGGTGAGTATGAATTGAAGCAGGAAGGCGTGGTGCTTCTCGACAGTCAGCGTCTCCTTGGAACCAGGCATCTGGTCAACACCAATGAGCATGTTCTGGCGTGTCGAGAGATGGATGAACGGCGACTTGGACTTGGCGGCCATAGGCACGAACCGGATATTCGGGAAGCCTTCGACAGAAGTCTGGTTGAACTTGTCGTAGACAGGAGAATTGCCGGTAGTGGCCTTGAAGTCGGCATTGTAGGCATCTAAGACAGATCGAGGCACGTAAAGGAGAAGGCCGGAAGCCTGCGATTCCGTCGCGCCGTCGAAATTCTCCAAAAGCTCGTCTGATGCTGCCCGGCAGAACGACGATAGCATATCAACCGCATTAACGTCGGTGATTGCCTCGGAGAATTCAAACAGGTTTCCGGCTTCAGCCGAGATGTCGCCAGCCGCGATTTCATTGGAAGTGATTGTGTCGAAGCCGTTGAACAGGTCTTTGGTCTTATTGCCCCCGGCGTTGCGGACGGCATCGAAGAGATGCACCGCAAGGCCGCGCCCCACTTTCGCCGAGAGAAAAGCAAGCACCTGACGGACGATGTCAACGTTTTTGAGGCCTTCTCCCGAAGTGATGGAAGAGCCGTATATGGATTGTGCCACACCGTTGGGAGAGAAATTCTTCACGACGTCTCCGAAGAATGTGTAAAGGGTGCGGCCCTTCACCTTGATGTCGTCGGCTTCAACGCGCTGCTCGTCATAAGGAGCGAGTTCGATGGAGCCGGAGAGTTCGCCTACGGTCTCGGAATAGCGGATGCCCGGTCGGAGCGTGAAGAACCGGAGAGTCTGGCCAAGGGCGAAAATAGGCATTTTGAGGAGTTCAGTCCTGTAGCGCGCCGCAGATGTGGCAAGGGCGGCAGGCGTGATTTTGGAAGAGATTGGATCTTCTGCCATGGTCAGAGGAGGGATTTGATGGAATTGAACAAATCTGATGCGGAAACGGAGTCCTCCTTGCCAGACTCCTCGATTTCGGAGGTGTCGGCACCGGGGGCCTCTTTCAGGTCGTTTACCTGCCGGGTCAGCGACTCGATTGTACGGTCTTTTTCTGCGGCAGCATCCTGCGAATCCTTGACGGACTGCTCCAGCTCCGCGATTCGGTCTTCCACCGACTGCAGCTGTTCCGCAGTCAAGGAAAACGATCCGGAATCCGAAGACTGGACGGAATCCACCTTAAGGATGGCCGCGATGGCATTGAATTTTTTCATATCTATAAACTGAGAAGATTTTGGCGGCTCCTCATCCGGAGCTTCATCCGAAGAGCCGCGTTTGAAAATGGAATTGACGATTTTTGATACAAGGCTTTTCGGCTCGTCATCGGTGGCGGTCTGTCCAAACGGAAGTCCCTCAAGAGAGATGCCGAATGCATTCATCTTTGACTGGAGTTCAGGAGTGAAGTCCATCTTCACATCATCCTTGAAGTCTGAAATCTCGTCGATGAAACCGTAATCGAGGGCTTCCTTGGCCGACAGCCAGCGTCCGGCCTTAAGAACGTCGAGGATGTCGGAGACCTTTTTGCCGCACTTGTCGGCATAAAGGTTGGCCAACACCACATCGATTTTGTCATTCTCCTTTTTGTTCTCTGCGAGCCGGTCGATCAGGTCCTGCATCTGGTCGGCGTTATAGCTGCCCCAGGCATCAATGAAGTTTGAACATTTATGCACGAGGAAGAAAGCATATTTGTTCATCACCACCTTCTTTGCGCCCATCGCGGCCACTGTGGCCGAAGAGGCGACCATGCCGGAAAGATAGACAGTAACATCGCCATGGTCTCTGAACTGGGAGTTCATATCAAGTCCATGGTCAAGCTCACCGCCGAAAGAAGAGATTTTGACGGCCACGTGCTTGCCCTTGTAGCGTGAAAGCACGCTGCGGACATACTGTTTAGAGTATCCCCAGCGGCCAATGAAATCGTCGATGACAAGTTGGTAATCCATGCGGATGAATAATTTACCGCAAAGGAAGCATGTTCAGAAACAATCTAAAAAGACTCAGAGTTTAAGTATGACGGGCAGAATACCATACAGATCCGTGTATTCGATTACGACATTGCAGCCGGAGACCTCGGTCATTTTGGAAGGCATCGCATCCGAAACCGTGATGACCGGATGGTGGCGGTCGTCAGAACCGATGAGGAACATAGAGCGGTCTACGGTCTTAAGGAGGAACACGAGCCTCCGGTTGTCCGGATTGAAATGCTTGGAAAGCAAAGCACTTACCGTGGCGGTGTAAATGATGGACTTGTTGGAGATTTTCGCCGAAGTCTCGGCAGAAGCGAGTCCGACGACAGGGAGAGCCGTGAATGCGTCCGGATCCACATTGGCCGCGACGCATCCCGGAACGATCACGACGGATTTCAGGACAGATGCGTCGGCATAAGCGACAGAAACGATATTGTTAAGGAGCTGTGTCATATTGCACGGGGGTGTGTCAGGTTGTGTGTAGCTGTTCAGGAAATCCAAAAACAAGACGTGCTATGGCAGTCTTTTTCGCGAATTGATGCGGAGATTCACACCTTGGTCTGCATAACTCTTGCGAATCCGATAGAAACATTGCCGTACAGTTTCGACACGGTCAAGGCCTATGCCGTTGGACTCGCACCAGGCGGAGACAAGTTTGTTGAATCCGACAGCGGTGTTCACAAGCGGAGACAGGTCAGCCCAAAGAGCACGGATGAAAAGGTCTTTGATGCATTCACGCAAAGCCTTCATCCCCCGGGGGCCTATGTGATTGTAATGTTCCGGAGGCTTGGCCGCAGAGTCCGGAATTGCGATGGGAGTCAGGGCTTCGTCAGGCAAAACAGGCTTTGCGTCAGGAGGTGTCTTTTGAATGAAAGTGCGGATTACGGCGTTTTCGTTTGAGCCGTAAGGAAAGACGACAGGCGAGCCCAGCCGATGGGTCAGCCATTCTTGAAGGTATTTCTCCAAAGGGATATAAATAACAAACTTGCTCATAAATAAAGAGTTAATGGTGCAAAGATAATAAAAAATCCACTATTGAAGATAGGTTGGTCGAAATTTAATTTTAGATTTTGCAGATATGTTTTTGAATCTACATGATCTACATTTTCTACAAATTTGCTAACATACATATATTCAGCTCAATAGCATAAAACAAGGGATGTCTGAAATGATATACAAATGGCCTATTTGTGTAGATTTGTAGATTTTTTAAAGAAAAACATTTATTTGTAGATTGTTGTAGATTGATGTAGAAGGTAAAAACAAGGGTTAACTCTCTCTTTATAAGCAATGTTGATTATGTAGACGATGTAGATTCAAAAAATGCCATAAAATATTTGGGATGAAAACCGCAAAAAGAGAGGCCGCACCCTCGTGTGGCGCGGCCAGTCCGTAAACGATTTCCTATGTAAAAATGTGTCTGTTCCCGTTTCCCGGCTTATTCCTCCGGAGCGGGCTTGACGCAGCGCATTCGCCAGCACAGGTCGCCGCACACGCCGGGGACGAGCTGGTATCCGAAATCCACCATCATCATTGCTATGTCCTTGAGAGGAACCGGGGCTATGTCCTCAAGCCGTGTCTGTATCTCGAAGGAAGTGAGGTCGCACCGTTTCGTTTCTGAGCCGTCAGCCGGGCGGTAGTCGCGGAGGAACATGGCGATGATCTTCTCCTCGAAAGTCGCGGAATCGTTGTCTGGACTCGTAACGAAGTCTGTCAGCTCTTCGTAGGTGGGTTTTCCGAAACCCTCCGGAAGGATGATCTTTTTCATTCCGCACCTCCTTTCCGGTCTGAGATGAAGGCGGCGGCCAAGGCAATCGTGGCCGAGACGGCCATCACGAGTAAGTCCGTCCGGTTAGGGTTGATGGCGAAACCCATCCCGGAGAAGACGCAGACGAGCGCGGCCATAGAAGCCGCTGGAAGAAAATGTTTTTGAACTCTCCCGGCAATAGACCGGAAGCGGATGCCGCTCTTGGAAGCGGTCAGAACTGTTGTGTTCATTGTTCCTTGTTTTAGTTTGGCGTTTTGACAGAAAAACGGCTGTCATATCCTGTCGCCAAACTAAAACAAGACTTGTCTCCGAAGAGCAAAGTTGTAAGGATAGACAGCCGCTATGCGACATATATGTATGGACATAAAAAATGCCCGATTTTATCGAGCCTGTAACCGCGACTCTCCGGAAGACTTGCGTCTTGTCTTAATTTGGCATCACAAAGTTAGTGCAATTTCTCTGAATGCGCAAGAAAAAGCAGTGGCAAATTTACAGCCTAAAGGTCGAGCCTTGGGTTCTGTCTTTCTTTCAACAGCAGCTCCACGCGTTTTATCTCGGTGTCCACTATCCTCTCGAGGTCTTTGGCGCAGATGATGTCTTCCTTCTGTGGCATCTTTGCACGGTCAACGGCCCGTTGAGCCTTGCGCATCTTCACTACCGTGTCGAAGAATCTCTTCGCGTCCATACCAGCCTAGTATTTTGTTCATTGGTATTGATACTCCTAAGGCCTTTCCGGTGGCATAAAGGAACAGTTCAAAGCCGTCGTCTCTGTCATCCACACCTCCGTTCTGCCCGTGGAGCACTTCCCCGTTTGTGAGCACCAGGTTCACGGTCGTGCCTTTTGGGACAGTCTCGTTAAAGAAATCGTCCGGGTCGTTTAGTTTGTGGATATGGGTCTGCCCCTCCTTGTCAGTTATCTCAATCTCGATGGTCAGCTCCGAGAAGTGCTCTCCCAAAGTCTTGAAAATTTCTGTCTTGTCCATAGCTTATGATTGTTTATTGGTCGTTTTGTTCTCTTTCATATCACTTCACTAATTCAAATGTGTATGCGAATACATAGGGATTTGACTCCCATGTACCTTTGCCAGATATGCGGTCTATCAAGGCGGCGTAGGTTTCGTGGGGAGAGTTGCCCGACAAGTAAGAGTATTTGCCGGATTTATGATGAACAGCCACGCGGTAAAGGTCTTCACATTCGGCAACCTTTTCTATGCCTTCTGCCAAGCAATCCTCATCAGATATATCCTGCAACCGCTCCACTCGCACGTTGGTGATGCGGATTTGGTGGGGCATAAGGTCGGCACGGACGAACATCTTATTAGTCCACCCATTGGTCTGTTCTGCCGGGAAGTCATAGCATCCAAACTCATCGTCCTCTTCAGGGATGGAATGAACACCTGCATCCTTATAGCTTTGCGCCACGGCTACCACTTCGCCGACCTTGTATTTGGGTTGCTCAAAAAGGAAACTGTCGTTCTCGTTGGCATTCACGAGGTCGGAGAAAGACCAATGCTGTTCCTTGCATATCCTCCTTGTCTTCCACTTTCGACCGTCCAGCACGGCTTGGGTGAGGCCGTAGAGGTTATTGAACATTATCTTTTTCATCTTTCCCGGTCTTTAGTATGGTAATGATTCGTCGGAGGTGTCCACATCGAGTGTGTCTATTTCATCTTCCGGCAACGCTTCCACTTCAAGGTTTATCTGGTATTTCTCGGCAAGTTTCTCGTAATCGAAGCACAAAGCCCAGTCCACTCGTGAAGTCTCTGTTCTTGTCTCTGTGCCTGAAGGGTTCTTTATCGTAATATAGGATTCGGCTTCATTGACGAAGTTCTTGAACCGCACGGCTTGTTTTACGCCGATGAATTCCTTTGAGTTCTCAAGATAAAACCTTAGCGACTCACGCGGAAGGGTTTTGTCTCCCATGGCTTTCCCGTTTTTGGAATACAACATAAATACCCTTTTTGTGCAAAGATACAGTATGGGCTTTGCACCTTGGAATTCGGTCTTTGTCTTATGTCCTTTCGCCTTGAAGGATTTCTCATATTTGATTCGGTAGTCCGACTCAATGAATATATCCCCGTTCTGGTGAAGGAAGTCTACCATATGCCAGAACCCTGCCAGCTCGTTTGAAGTGCTGCACTCCGCATTCTGCCTGGTAATGCCTTCAACGCAGATTTTGAGCATTTCCACGTAGGAGAATGCCACGTCCATCACACCTTCGAGTGTCCTGAACGCCGCGAGTATTATTACCCAGTTCCTCAGAATCCTGTCTTCGACGCTTTCGTTAATGCCGTTGGTGATGTCAGACAACGCCGTTTTGTAGCAGGTTGCGAATTCCATTTCAAACTTCTTCCTATGGCTGAGGAGCTGCAGCACGATGTGTGAGCATCCTCTGTCGCGCATTTCTTTCAGCTCGTCGAACCTGTGTCTTGCCTCCGTGGTGAATTCAGTTGTGGAGAACGTGAGGTAAATGAGTCTTGAAAATATGGCAATGTCGATTGTCGGCATCTCCTGCCCGGAAATTATGATTCCGCAATCCACAGACGAGGTCTCTCGCTTTTTGTCTCGATCCATATTCATCTTGGTTCGTCCCACGCCGTCGTAAAGCCCCTTAAGAAACTCACGCCGCCCAAGCAATATGTCATTTTTATATTCATCGATATGCACGAGAGCGTTGGCGCATTGCGCCACTGTATCGGCCAGTCCGGCATCTGTGGACGTGGAAAGGTTGGGCGGCTCATTCTTTATGATGAAGAATGACATCAGCGAATGTCCAAGTTCCGACTTGCCTGAACCTTTAGGGCCGAAAAGATTCAGCATAGGAAAATTTTTCGTAACGCCTGTGACCACATCTTTGAACAATGTTGCGAGGAAGAAGCAGAATCCGACCTTTGCGTTATCGCCGAACACCTCGATCATCTTGTCTGTGTACCGCCTGAGCGAGATGTCGCTTAAGTTGGTGTGAATGAATCTTCGTTCAAACTGAAACAGCCTCCTGTCTGTCTTGTATATGTTGGAAGCTGCCGGAATGTAATAGTTTCCTATTTTGTCTAACCTGACTATCCCGTATTCGTCTGTCGGCATCCATTGCCCGTTGTGAAAGACTCCGTTGCCGAAAGCGAAGAAACCGTCCCGCTGCCAACCCAGTTGTTTGATTTCCAATGCTGTTTCTGTCATATCATATAAGTATACTGTTAATTTTGTAAGTTGTTCATCTTTGGCTTTCCATACGTAATTTCCCAATCCGCTGACCCTGACCTTGAACTTGGACACCGAACACAGGTCTTCCTGTTTGAGTTCTATTATTTCCTGGTGTCCATTGGAGTTCTTTATTTTGAAAAGCCGCTTTGGATTTAAGGAATCTTTTATGTGAAATAGAGGTTCCATGATGAAGTTCGACCAGCTCTGCTCGATTCCGTCCTTGTTGAGCGCAAAGTAACAGTTTGCACGTTCAAAGAACCCATACTTCTGGTAAAGCTCTTGGTCAATCAGTTTCGCGCCTGTCTTCTGTTTCTTGTTCAGGTTGGCCGCCACAGCGTCCCCGACTGCATTCTTTATCAGTTCCACAGCCGTTCCGAACATTCTGGCCAGTTGCTTGAGGTACATCTTGAGTCGAAGTTTGTCTTCGACTTTGGCCAGGACTACGGCCACGTCTTTGACGGCTTCGGCTTTGTCAGCCGTCGTCTCGATTCCAAGACACTTCTTCCTCGCATACCAAATCACGAAGTCCTGTTCTTCAACATTGTTAAATTTTGCTTTTGATGTGAAATAACTGTCCGGGTCGGCTTTCTCCCCATTGCTGCCCATCGGAATCTCCTTTACGGACACGTTGAACCCTTCGCCTAAAGCCCTGAGTCCCGATTCCATCACGCCTTCAATTCCGACTCCGTATTGTTTCCCTGCTGGAATACTGTCAGTGTCCGGGATGAAACATAAAGTAGGATTGTACTTCTTCAGGAACTTGAAATGCTCGTCTGTCCATTTTTTGCCGAGAGCCGCGATTGTGTTAAGAATGCCTATGGACTGGAGTTTCAACACATCCGGTCCGCCCTCGACAAGATAGAACTTCTCTTCCTTGGCCCCAGTCCTCAACGCATTGTGTATGCCGAAGATGGATTCCCGTTTGTGGTAGACAAGACTCTCCGGAGAGTTTATGTACTTCGGTCCGTCCTCTGCCAGTTTTCTTGCGGTGAAGCCAATCACAGTCCCGAATCTGTCTTTTATGGGGATTGTTAGCCTGTCATAGAAACCATCATATCTCCTGCCGTCTTTCTCCCGGACAAGCCCGGTTTCCATCAGAGTCTCGTCCGTCAGTCCTTTTCCCTTCGCCCATGTAATGAAAGACCTCCTTCCCGGTGCGAAGCCTATTCCTTCCTGCTCAACGAACTTCTTCCCCCAGCGGCCTATGGCGTAGTTGAGTGCGAAGACCGCCCTTTCATTGGCACTGTCCTGTATTCTTTCTGAAAAGAACTGCGCCGCGTATTTGTTGGCAGCCATCATGGCTTCCTTTCGGATTTGTTCATTGCGCTCATCTGCGGTCAACTCCCGTTCATTTTCATCTAATGTTATGTTGTATCTTGAAGCCAGCCATTTTATTGCCTCCGGATACGACATGTGTTGGATTTCTGTCAGGAAGGTGATTGCGTTGCCTCCTATCCCGCACCCGAAACAGTGGTATGTGTTTAGTGCGGGTGTCACTATGAAAGAAGGTGTCTTCTCGCTGTGA